ACCGGATGGCCGCGCGCCCGCCCCCCCACGTGGAGCCCTGGTGACCGTTCGATCCCCCCCCCTTGGTGCGCTGGTGCCCGTACAATACCAATTGAGCGCATTTTTGAAGTCCGCGAATTTAGTTGAGCGCAATTTTGAGATCCGCCCCGCGGACCCGTTCGACCTTTAATTTGAATTAAAGTATTTTCGTTAAAGTCGCGCGATATTTTGTCAGAACGCTTTGTGTTTGTACCGTTAGATATCTTTAAGGAATGATCGCCCGGCTGAAATTAAAATAGGAATTAAAGTGGATCGTTCTGACAATATGACCCATAGATACAATGATTTTTGTTTTTGTCATTGTACTTAATTTTGAACATCGACCAATTAAATAAGCTCTATATTGTTAAGATAAGTAATACATCTGAATGGGAATTTATATTTAAATTCAATTATGTTGAGCTTGCCACTGCGTCGATGTACATTGAATAGCTACGCTTGATATATTCTTAATAGGCAGTACTGAACATGTATCCTACTAAGTTTAGACGTGGTTGGTCGTCTACTAAACGAAGAAGCTATTCACGATTTCCCCAGTCCAGACGTTCTATTTCTGTCAAGCGTACTGATGGGAAACGTCGTCCTAGTAGTACCAAGAAAACTCCAGTTGAAGGTCAAATGGTGGAACAACGCATACATGAAAACCAGTTTGGGCCCGAATTTGTTATGGGCCAAAATTCAGCCCTTTCGACTTTTATCAACTACCCTGTACTCGGTAAAACCCTCCCTAATCGATCCCGTGCATATATCAAGTTAAAACGACTTCGTTTTAAAGGTACTGTCAAGATTGAACGTGTTCATGCTGACGTGAACATGGAGGGTGCACCCCCAAAGATCGAAGGGGTCTTTTCATTAGTCGTTGTGGTTGATCGTAAACCCCACTTGAGCCCGACAGGATGTCTTCATACATTTGATGAGTTATTCGGTGCAAGGATCAATAGCCATGGTAATTTAGACATTACTCCCTCTCTGAAAGACCGTTTCTACATACGTCACGTTCTGAAACGTGTTCTGTCCGTGGAGAAGGATACGATGATGGTTGACCTTGAAGGAACGACATCCCTATCTAACAGGCGTTTTAATTGTTGGGCTTCGTTTAATGACCTTGATCGGGAGTCATGTAATGGTGTTTATGCAAATATAAGCAAGAACGCCCTGTTAGTTTATTATTGTTGGATGTCGGATATCCCGTCTAAGGCATCGACATTTGTATCTTTTGACCTTGATTATATCGGATAATAATAAGAATTGCTATTATGTTAAGTCAACTGCAAGTAATGATAAGATAAGAAAATAAACAGCGTTTATTTCAATGATTTTGGTGCTGACGGAGTACAATTATTGTTAATACACTCTTGGACCGTCGTCCTCACAAGTTCACTCAATTGTGCCACTGACATTGTTATATTTGACTGTGCCCTCTGGGCCCCGACAATTGAAGCGGAGTCTCCTGGGTCTAGGATGGTGGTACCGAGTCTGTTAAGTTCCCTATACGGATGTGTGGCGTCCCCCACATCAGAATCCGCATCGTTGTGTCCTATGGTACTACGAGAGGCCCATGATTCGCCTGGTCTTAATTCAAGTGGGCTTGGAAGCCCAAATCTTAATGTTGAGGCGGATCTGATAAGCTTCCTCTCCCACCTTCCATAGTCGACGTGCGAGAAATCGACATCTTTGTCGGTGAACTGTTTAGATAAGATCTTAACGGTCGGTGCCCGGAACGGGATATCTACGGAATGTTTTGCCGTCGACAGTTTCAGCTTCCCCTTGAATTTTGCGAAATGGGTCCTCTGATGAACGTTGGTGTCGGAAACTCTGTAATACAGTTTCCATGGAATTGGGTCTTTAAGTGAGAAGAAAGATGATGAGAAATAATGGAGATCTATGTTACATCTGATGGGAAATGTCCACGAAGCTTGTAAGGATTCATTGTCAGTCATCCTCTTGTCGTGGATCTCCATAATTACAGACCCCGTCGCGTTAATTGGAACTTGCTGTCTGTATTCGATGACGCAATGGTCGATTTTCATGCAGCTACGACTGAGTCTAGCTGTTAATTGAGATGCCGTCGACGGAAATTGCAAAATAATCTCCGTTAAGTCATGCGAAAGCTGATATTCGTCACGATGCGATTCTATATAATTAAAGGCGTTAGGAGGATTAACCAGCTGAGAAGATTCCATTGAAAATTATGGGAGCGCAGCGACAACGACGAGGTTAATGAAATGGGGAAAGAGAGTATATGAGGAAGAAAATTTACTAATTGGAATAAGAAAGTAATGCAAGATGAAGAGGAACTCTGTTTTAGAAGGAGAATAAATAATAGTAGTGAAGGGATGCTGAGAACTATCAATTGGGTGTTGTGCTTATATAGAAAGGAAAAGACTTGTTAAGTTAATTAGTTTAAGGAATAATTAAATTAAGTTAAGCTGTCATTATTTGGTAGATGAGTGTGTTTTGATGTTGATAAGCACAACTTACCTATAGTTAAGACAATGAAAAGGAAGTTCGGTGGCATTCTTGTAAATAAGAGCCTCACTACCGGTAGTAGCTCCTCTCAAAACTCTATATGAATCGGTAGTAAGGTAGTGTATTTATAGAAGTTCTCTCAAGGACACGTGGCGGCCATCCGACTATAATATT